TTAAAGCGCTTGCCGCAGACATCGTTGGCAGCGGTCGTCGGATTATCGTTCACGTCAAAGCAACTGGTGCCGTTGTAGGTACATTCGACGCCGCGATACACCCATGGACAGTAGTCCTGCACTTGCCGGCCAGGGAGCTGCAGGTTGGTCAGGTCTAGTTTGCTGACCAGTTCAAATTCGACAAGCTGGATATTTTCCTTTGATACACGGTCGATGTACCAGACCTGATCCTCGAACTTGGCGGTTGGGTCGGCAGTTGGGTTGACACCACCAGGGAAGTTGACGGCATCGAGGAATTTTTTGCAGGTGCGAATGCGGGTGACCTTGGCCTGCAGTGGGTTGTAGGTCAGCAGCAATGCCGAAATAGCGCCAGTGACGTTGGCAATCCGCATGGTGGGACGCGGCAACGTACCCTTTGAAGTCAGCTCGAAACCATCTACTTCGATTGGTGCGGCGCTGTAGGTGATGCCTTGGAACACCACGTTGCCAGTCAGGGCGTTGGTGCCAGCGTGGTAGTAAAAGGTGGTATCAATCCCGTTAACCGCCAGCGTAAGCCGCAGTTGAAACAGCTCGATGATGGCTGACGGATCCAGCTTTTGGATCTCTGTTTGGATTGACGTTGGTGTCGTCATGCTTCAAATACCTGCCGGAAGGTGGCTGTAATTGTGGCGCGATTTAGATAGGGGATTGTTTTACTCCACTCGGAACACACCCATTTGTATGAGGTGGCTTCGGCCAGTGGGGTCCAGTCGAAACTGGCGCCGTCGGTAGCGCGGGCATCTAAGAATGTTTCGATTGTGTCTGCATTAGTTTCTGAGATGTTTTCCCAGGTCAGGGACCATTCTTTAGGGTTTTGGTTGATACCAAAGCTGACGCGCTGTTCGTAACCGTCGCCGAAGCTGACGACTTGGAGTTTGGGGCGGCTGGTTTTTTGGGCGCCATACGATGGCGTTATTGCGGGGAAGGTAGCCATCAGGCCAGCAGACCTCCAGGACGACGTTGCTTAATCAATTCTGCCTGGACAGCGGCGCCAATCACTTTGCCGAGTTGGTTGGCCTGACCGCCGTTACCCTGGGCGCTGGTTCCGCTGGCGTCAACGTTGACGATGACGTTCGCGCCACCCATGCCCATCGCATCGTTGGGGTAGATGCTGCCGCTGGTGCGTGGCATGAACAGTTCGGGGCCGCGCTCGCCGACCAGGTAGGGCGAACCAGCAGATACTGGACCGCCGGCAGCGCGTGCTAGCAGCGACGGCATGGAGAACGACTGCGGGTTGAATTTGACGCCCGGTAAAAAGCCTCCTGTTTTAGGGCCAAGCAAATTACTGATTGCACTGATTGCTTGATTGATAACGTAAATACGCAGCAACTGGTTGGCGATTTCTATAAGGACTCCGGAAGCTATCTCCTGCAAACTTGCTGCAAAGTCTTGGCTGCCCTGAGTTAGAGCGTCAAAAGTCGACAACATACCTTGACCGAGGGTATTAGAAATACCCGTAGCAAGTTCTTGTTGTTGCTTTTGTTGGGCGGTTAGTTCCACAGCAAGATTTAAGTTTTTGCTGTATCCCTCAGCCATATTTGCAATTTTGTCCACGATATTTGGAAGGGTGTTTTCCGCACGCTCGCGTTCAATATCGCGCATAGTTTCGTTGTACTTCACCATGACTTCAAATATCTGTGCTTCGCGCTCGTTCTGGCCTAGTTTTTGCTGGTTTATCTCCAGCAAAGAAAGTTGCCGTTCGTAAAAGGCTTCTAACTCTCTATTTTCAGCTACTCGGGCTTGTAGTAATTGCAGCCTTAAATCGCGCTCTTGAGTGGTAATGTCTTTGATCTCTTTTGCTTTTTTAGCGGTCGTGTCACCGCCACCTCCCCCGCCGCCACCTATTGCGGCCTGAGCAGGTACTTTGAAAGTTTGTAGTTGTGTAGTCGCCGCTTTAGTAAAAGCTCCGGGTACAGCTAGCTTTAGTTGGCGCTGTCTTTCAGCTTGGAAAAACGCTTCGGCAGCGGGATTGATAGCGCGGATACCGCCAAGAACACCAAATTTTTTAGTTGTAGCTTGCTGTGCGGCAGCCTCAGCTCGAATGTTTGCTTGCATCATCTTCCCGCCGCTGATTAAGTCAGCAAGACGGCTAATTGCACGCGATAAAGCGTTTATAAAGTCCTCAACGCGGCCTTTAAGCCAATCAAATACAGGTCCCAGTGTTTGGCCGATACTGCTTATTGCTTGGGTTGTAGCGGCGGCAAGTTTTTCCACGCTATTGCGTAGATTATCCATTGCTGAGCGTTGTTTATTCGCGGCTGCTTCACCTTTATTTCCCATGTCAACAAGAGTGTCTACAAAGTCTTGGACAGAAATTTTGCCGTCTTTAGCCATCTTCAAGATGGCATCACGACTTACTTTGTATTTACTGGCTAGTGCTCCTTGTATATCAATACCCTGACTTGTGAGCTGGTTCAGGTTTGCCTGACTTACTTTTCCTGACTCTAATACAGACGTGATTGCGCTTCCTACTCTCTCGAACGATCCACCGTATTTATCTGTAAGTGCAGTAATCAGTTGAATAGCTTTGCCTTGGTCTTCGATGGCTAGTCCTAGGCCGCGTACGTTTTGGATTACGCCGGTGAACTTTTCGATGTCTGTGTTAGCTACTTTGAACGCGTCGGACAGCATTTTTGTTTGCTGCGCGGAGAACCCGATGTCTGCAGCAAGTTCTTTTACTTTTTGGCCTCTAGAGGCAATGTCACCAAGCAGCGTGCCAACGAGGGACAGTGCGAAACCGGCTTGGCCGCCTAGTAAACCGCCGGCAGCACCACCGATGAAGCCGCCTGCAGCGGCACCGGCTCCCTGACCGAATAGCAACGGGAACGCGCCACCGATAAGGGCGCTGCTAGCTGTTGCACCGAGACGTCCTGCGCCGCCCCTCAGGGCTGCACCGCCTCCGCCGGCTGCAGCAGCTAATGCCGCTGGGGAGCCTGGCATGGTTGCGGTGCCTCGAATAGGCGAAGCAGGACCACGGGCAAAAGGTACAGGGGCTACTTGGGGGCCGATGGCTGTTTTATAGGCGTCCGAGGTTTCAACAATCTTGCGCCTGTTCGCAACTTCTTGTGCGATAAGGAAGTTTTTGCGTGCGCGGGCTCTATTTTCCAGCTCCATCGCGGTGACAAGCGCTTTTACAGCGCGTGCTTCTTGTGCGGTGCCTTCGGCTGCGCGGCGTAAAGCACTTTCGGCTTTGCCTACAGCGATGGCATAATTTTGCATACTTGCGACGCGAAATACGCCTTCAAGTTGTTTAGCTCGGCCGTTAATTACAGTTATTTCACGATTGAGTCGATTCAGACTGCGTGTAAATTCGTTAATTCTCTGGCCACCTTTTATGGCTACTTCAATGTCTACGCTGTAATTGGCCACGGCGGGGCGTAGAAGAGTCTGTCAGTATTTTACTTGGAACGCTGCGTACCAGCCTGACTCTTGCGCCGGGCTCGCTCCGTCGCTTTTTCTTCTTGTTCGGCCTTTAGCTGGAAAAAAGCTGCCCAAGAGATCAGCTCTTCCTGGGTGAGGTTGGTCGAGAGCTGGGCGACGGTCATGCCTAGCTCGCTCGCAAGGAAGAAGATGAAGTACCAGTCGGAATTAGCTTTTTAGGGCGGCTTTCGCTTCCTCCACCTTGGTTTCAGCGCCGGAGGTCAGCATCGCCAGTTGGATGTCTTGGAGGATGCTGGCTTCGACTTCGCGGCGGAGGGCGGCGCGGTCGCCGTCTTGGAACAGGCGCTTGCCGTCCTTGTCGAGGGCTTTCTCGATCATCAGACTCAGCGCGAAGTCACCAGCATCATCGGTGCCGGACTTTTTCTGGATGGACTCGCGCTCAGCGATGGTCAGAGGGTGCCAGTAGATCTCCAGCAGGGTCTCGTCGCCGGATTTGACTTCGTGCTTGTAAAGCTGGCTGACTCCGAATTTGTTGCGGAGCAGTTCGACGGCTCGCATGGAGCGGGTGCAAGTTGTTCAAT